CGTCAGTAAAGCTTACACCAGCAAGCCCTAGAACCATGTTTTCAAAGATCCATTCTTCTTCTGCAAAATTATTTGGCCTACCCACAACGTAACGCATGAGAGCGATAGCATCAATTATATCACCAGAGGTATCATTGTTAATATCTGATCTCTTATAGAGGCCAATCATATCCTCAAGCCAAGCGTATAAAGGACCATCAGCAGCAGTTTTTGCACCTACGTTTAATTCCGTCATAGCTTCTAGGATTCGAGTCCAATCTGGCGTAGCTGTATTTTCGTACCTCATTAGTAGATCAATGTTAGACTTGTTGAAGCTCATGTTTAATACAGAACCATCAAACGTCCAACGTGACCAACTTGATTGAAGCTTATCTTGGCCTTGCCAGTAGTAGCTATATACATAGATAGCTTTAGGATCATCTTCAGATATAGCTAGGAGTATATCTTCATTAGAAGAAGCCTCCATTTTGGTAATCTTACCTTTAATATACTCAGGAATGTGGGCTGTAATATCAGCAGCATCATCCACTTCTGAACCTGTATCTACAAAGTATTCTCGGATACCTGACCACTTGTTGCGGTTAGTAGCAAAGAAAACATAACGACCAGCACCTACTGGTTTAGCAGCTAAAGAGGCTTCAAACTGAGTTGTAACATCAATAGCTACAGTTTCAGGTGTAAGTAGATCTTCGGCTGTTAATCTAAACTGAGTAAGGTCAGAGAATAATAGCAAGCTTTCATTAAAGGGTACGGCATGTTTAAGGATAGATACCTTGTTGTTAGATACCGCAGCATCAATAGGATCTGTATCCAGTAGTGTTAGGGTAGTTCGTTTAAAGAAGTTAAAGTCAGTGAACTGCCCTGCTTCTGATAGGATAACATTCTCGTCCGCAAGTAAACCTAAACGGTTCCTGTGGAAGAATACATCATTTAAAGGTAGCCCAATGAAACTTGGGTAGGGGTTTGTTTCATCATCACCTACTTCACGTGCTTTAAAAGTAGCAGCCTCAAAGGTGAAAGTACCATTCGCATTACTTACAAGCTTGTGCGGCATTGAAGATGGATCAATGTCCGTCTTAATTCCAGGTTTTATAGTTTCTTTCCAAACCTGACCACCAGTTTCTATAACTTGTAATCGGACATAATAATCATCTTGGCCTTTATCGTTAGAGCCTAAGACACCCATTACAAAACCCTCTGGGCCAGCAGGAGGTAATTTCTTAAAGTCAGCTACTGTTTCTTTGAATGCAAAGATGTGGGTGTTACCACGGGAATCCTCAACATCAATTTGGAAATCTGAACCATCTGTAGTCTCTAAGTGTATTACGTTCCCATACTGAGTGTATGTCATATTAGGAATAGTTAACGCTCCAGATGTTCCACCATAGTAGGTAGCATCTACAGCATTAGAAAAGATTAGGTTTTCTGTAAGGCGGTCTGTCTGAATAGAGCGTTCCGCAGTACGAGCCGAAGCGTCATCAGGCTGTGTAGAACCCATTGTTTCAATAGTACGGGTGTGTACTGTGCCACCTTTAGTAATCTTTATTGTATAGTTTGTTGAGTAGTCACCCTGCTTTACATAGACTAAAGCTTCATTGGGGCGGCTAGCTGCTGTTGCGGTAGCTTCGGCTGTATTAGTAGTTTTGTTAACTATAAAGGTGTAGTCAGCAATAGTTGTAGCTGCTATTTGTTCTTTAGGGTTAGTTAAACCAGATAGGTAAGAGCCTGCATTATTGGTAATTGTCTTACTTACACCATCTTTATCATACACCAATATGTCTGTAGATGTAATGATTAGAGTATAATATTCATTTTCATCCCTACGCATTGTATGAATGAAAGCATCTTCTGCACCAGCTAAATTGCCAAGGTTGGCTACAAGTTCTGTACAGGGACGCTTAGATAAACCTTTTACAACAGAGGATAAACCATTCTCTTGTAGTGCCGCTTGAGTTTTTAAGCGGAGTGATGGGGGTTGTTGGGATACACCGTTAATAAGATTAGGGATAGATGCATTTATTAAAGACATTACAGCATCCTCTTAGTTCCTGCACGGTCCATAACTCTTGCTACGCTATAGTTATCCATGATGTTAAAATCTTCTGTATCTGCTTCAAACTCTTTCAGTTGAAAGTAAGCAGATGCTTCATCTTGTTGGTTAAAACCATGTAGTGTGTCAGAACCTACTAGACGGTCTTGGAAAATTCGGGCTGACCTGATTGCAATAAAACGTCTAGCTACTTCAGGAAGATCTGTGAAAACCAATTCAACCACTAGGTCCAGCTTTGTTGCTTCGCCTATGTTAAAGGTATGGTTTCCTTTATCGTACATTCTAGTGCCACGTTGGACTAGATCCTTACTGTTAGCTAAGTAAGTTGCATCAGCTCTTAAAGTGTTTAAGGGAACAACAATCTCACCATTCAATGTAGGGGATACAGGAAAGGATTGTTCACGGTTAAAGTTCCATCCCTCAGATTGTACTGCCTTACTTGTAGCATCGAGAATTGTTTCTGCCAGTTCCGCATCGACCAAGCCAGATGATAGACTGTTTACTGGGCTTTCCCCAATGGTCGAGAGCATAATGTTGACAGCTTCTAACTTGGTTGTCGGGGTCATATAAATTCCTCAAAACAAAAAAAAGGCCACCCGAAAGTGACCTTTAAATTTTAATATTAGGCTTTCATCAAAGCGATTGCACAAGCAGGACGCAAGATGTTGTGGCCCATAGCGTACTTAGCAACCATGATGGTTCCTTGACGATCAATCTGGTACTCAGACTCAACGCCCAGATCCAGCAGCTTAACAGTAGCAGCAGCATCTTGAGAGAAGATCAAACCACGTACACTGCTATAGTCAGCTTTATAAGCGCCAGAGCGTGAAGAGGTTAGAGGGGACGGAGTAGCACCAGTAGAGCTTTCGTTAGTAGTAGGGATGTGGTTAGACATCATAATCTTAACACCACCTACTTGTGGAACTACACCACCAGCAACAGAACCAGCACCACCAACGTCTTTGTTCAACCAAGTGGCAGAAGTAACGTCAGAAGCGTTTAGCAAAGCGTAATATTGAGCAGGAGGTAGTACACACACCTTGTCGCCAGTTACGTCTTTGTTGTCAAATTCTTCAAGAGCAGAGTAGATAGCACGTACAATTTCAGCACCTACAGTAGCATCAGCAGCAGTAGAACCAATGGTCACGTTTGCTGTGTACACTTCATCATCAAAAGAATCACCGAAAGCTGTAGCAGCTTCAGTAGCGTTATTGATCATAGCGCCTTTAGCAATGATACGGGAGATATTCTTATCAGCAGTATTGGCTAGTACGTTACCAGCTTCTTTACTGTAGATAGAACGAACATCATAGTGATTCATAGCGTCATCAACAGAACTAATAAATTGGCTGGAGATCAGCAGATCATCAACTGTAACAGTACGCTCACCGTGCTTGATCACATCAGATTGGATCAATTCGCCGGGAGTGTGGTACTTTGCAGTCGCAACGCCAGTAAGAGGAAACTGTGCAGACTTACCATTGGAAATGGTACGGGTGCGGTGCAGGCCCATAAAGACGTTCTTTTCTTCGAAAGCTGTTAATACTTCACCAGCATACAGTTTGAGAAATAACTCACGATTGTCGCCAGCCGCATTGACTTGGCCTAAACGGGAAACCGTTTGATTTGTTGGGAATGTCATTTTAATTTTACCTTTTAGTAATATTTAATTTGAGTTTGGATTGTTTTACTCAGCTTAAACATCACATCCTTTTCGCTTAGGTTGTCTCCGCAGAGGCCAAAGGTAATCATTCTGTAATAGTATTTTGCTTCGTATAAAAAAGACCCCCGTTAGGGGGCCGTAAGAGACATAAACTTAAAACACGGAAGATCGACTGAGCTTGTCAGATACGACCTTTCGATAAGCGGGGTCATTCTGGTATCTAGGGTCACGCATTGCTGCTGTCAGTTCCGCAGCACTTTGGAATGACCCGCCTGAGTTTCCTGTAACCTCACCTTGTAATAGGCGTGGCTCGGTTCCAACTTCAGAACGATACCTAGCTGCTAGTCCGTTGACTGCAAAATTAACCATGTTTATGTCACCAGAGTCGATGGCTTGATTAAAAGCACCAATGTCTGATTCTGGTAAGTTATCTCCAGCCCATGCAATCATGGAGCTATAGTTTTCCTCACCGCCTACACTATCGAATACACGTGAATGTAGGTCATTAGCCAGCGATTGCTGACCTGAGATCCAAGTATCTACC